TAGTTGTGTCCGTGCCAGTGCCGGTTGTAGTTGTGCCAGTGTCCGTGCCGGTTGTAGTTGTGCCGGTTGTAGTTGCGCCGGTTGTAGTTGTACCGGTTGTAGTTGTACCGGTGTCTGCCGCTGCTTTGTCTGCCGCCGCTTGCCTTGCAATTTCCGCGTCAATTTGCGCCTGCACGTCCGCAGTCTCAAGCCCTAGTGCTGCGGCGAGCTCTTCAGCTGTAACATTGTTTTCCCCCATTTCGCGCAGTACGTCTGCCGGCGTTATGCCTTCTCGGTTTACGTACTCAATAATTTCTTGCTTGCGAGCCTCCGCTGCTTGTTCTTCTGCGGTGGGTTCGGCGGGGTCGACTTTAACCGGACCTATATCACCTTCTCCCTGCTCCCATGGGTTCCCTGCAGAGGCTGTTGTTATCACTGGGTTTTTATTATCAAACTCAGCTATTTCATCGTTAATCCCCAACACAACTTTTGTCATATCGTCTATTACTTTTTGTATGTCTCCCTCCAGCGCGCCTTTAACAGCTCCAATGGGGAACCCGGTTTCCTTTGCAAAAACATCCTCTAATGATTCTATAATTATTTCTGGCCAACTAGCAGTTTTTTGACCTGTACCGGGGGGCTGTCTGGAAAACACTTTAGCAAGTATTCTATCAAGTATAGGATTGCCAGTTACCACGCCGACAGGGGCCCCGCTGGTGGGCATGTTACCAATGATAACGGGGGTGGTGTTGCCGGAAGGAGTGCCAAAAATAACGGTTGCGTTCGGGTCAACAGGGTTAAGCACTATTACTGACTGAGGAAACCCCCCTACAAAAACCTTACTAAAAACAGTCAACGCCCCGTCAATTACTTTAGCGACCTCGCGTACAGCGGTTTTACCAGCTTCAATAAAAGTATTAACCTCCTCCTTCGTGGCCGTTGGGGGAAGGCCGAGTGACACAGCTTGTCTTTGTGTTGCGGTAGCTTGCGCAGCTTCAATTTGGGATTGCACATCATCAACTGTAAGGCCCATTACTTTAGCGTATTCTTCTACCGAAATGCCCGCATCTTCCAGCCCAAGCAATATCTCATCGGGTGTTAACCCCCCTTCATATACATACTCTTTAATTTTAAAATCTCGAGCCTCGGCGGCATTTTTTCTTTCAAAATCTTCAACTTCTTTAGCCAGTCGTTGTCTTTCCGCTTCGGCAGCTTCGGCAGCGGCGTCGGCAGCGGCTTTCTCGGCGTTAAGAAACGTATCATATTCCGCCATCGCGGACTCAGGATCGAACCCCATGGCGCTGATAACCGTTTCTGGGGGCACGTTGTTAGCCTGCATAACGTCAAACACTTCCTGCGCGGTGCGCGGGGTTTCTGCAAACCAGTCACGTATGTCGTCCTCTATAGTGCGCTCGGGTGGAGTAACAACGGGTGAAGTAACGACGGGTGGAGTAACGACGGGTTCAAAAACGTCAGGCGTGGATACAGGTGGGGCAACTGTGGTGGCCGCGGGTGCAGTGGCCTGAGCAAATGGAGCAAGTGCAGCGTTGTATTGAGCGCGAGCAGCTTCTGGAGTTAACCCAAGAACAGAGGCAATGTCCTCGGGCTCTATGCCGTACTGCATCATTGTTTGCACACCTTGAAGTGGCGTTAACCCGGGTGTGCTGAAGTAGTCCAGTATATCCTGAGCGGAGCCAAACCCCCCAAATTCACCTTTATCAGCGGTGTCGCCAGAAAAATAATCTCTACCTTGAAGCTCTTGGTCGTACTGAAACTGAGCGAACGGGTCGTTGTCAAAACGACTTCCACCGGAAAGACTTGGGAGTAGCCAAGCAAAAGGATCATTTGGATCGGTACTAATTCTGCCTATATCGGCGCTGGTGCTCGCGTAGTCGTGCTGGGGCCACCCAGACAGATCAATATAGTCGCCACTGTCAAAACGCATTACACCGCCGTCGTCAATTTTCCTATCCCACCTACGTTAAATCGTAAAATTCAAGGGCGCCGATGATGTCGTTTGTGCCTGACAAGGTTCTGGCGGCCAGCGTAATAATATCACTGGTGCCGCCTATTGTACGGCCAAGCTGCAGGTCAAAGTTGTATCCAGTATCCACTTCCAGTGGCACACGGGACTGGTTGGTTGCCCCGATAAACGTGGTGCCCACAATGGTACCAGAGCTTAACGCCGTGGCAGCAAGATCAAACTCCACATTAGCGCTACCGGAGGCAGCAAAGGACGCACCCGTCAATGTTGGGTTTTTAATCAGTGCCACCTCATAGTTGGCATTACTTGTGGGAAGCGCACTGTACAACGCCGGCAACACCACCGCGTCCAACCTGCCCGACGCCAGACGAATGGATACTAGCGGGATAAACGAGGTTGTCACTGATTTAGCCGATGTCATCCGAGCTACCGTTAAGGCAGTTTTGCGCTCGTAGCCGCCCTCAGAAATTACCGTGGAGCAAACCTGTTTTAGAGTAGACGCTGAGGCGGTGGTGTCAGTGTTGGTAATCTCATAGCGCACCGGTAGGATAGCCGTGGTCATGTAGACGTTAGCGTTAATGTTGGCGTTGTCGAACACATGGCAAATAACCAACTGCCCGTTAATAACAAACCCGCTGCGCACTGAACCCACGCCCAACCACTCAAGATCAGTCCAAAATATCTGCGACTTACTCATGTCCAGTGTCAGTCCACTGGGACCGTTACCATCGAGCTTGTCTTGGTTCCAATCGTCTTGTGCAACTTTAGTGTCTACCGTGGACCCTGTAACAAACGAGCGTAGGACCATGTAAATAGCGTCAGATTGTTCTACAAAAACGCCGTTCTGGGTGGAAAAGTAGCCCACACGTTGGCGCAAATTGGCCTTTGCTGCGTTCATAACAAACGTGGTCATAACCAGCAAACTTTTCCCGGGCTGGTAGGGAAACACACGAAAGCTCTCCCGCACCACCTCAGAGCCGCTGGTGGTCGTCACTTCCAAATCAACTGAGGCCGTGTTGGCAGCAAAGGTCGCAGTGCCGCCCGTGGCGGTCGCCGTATCAAAGTCACCGGAGTCGGCGTAACGGTTTTGGCTGTCAAACAGGGTAAAAGGCGAGCTGACACGCGCTCGACCAAAGGCGTCACCTGCGGCGCCAAACGGAAAAACGCCCGTGGAAAGTTGAGATTGCGTTGCCATAATCCCTCTGAGTACATTATCAATCTGGTTAAAGTACAAACGCAGCGCGTTATTAAGCAAATCCAAGTGCGCTTTGTTGTACTGTGCGGGCGGCGTGGGCAGCGCAGGTGCGGTTGTGCGCCGTATTTCTTGATCTATTAAGAACCCCACTTAACCCCTCCGGCCATCGGGCTGGGCATCAAGACGCAGGGCACCCATTTTCCACGTCACACCCAACGCGGTGGACTCCAGCTCCAACGTCATCTGCCGGCCGCGCACGCGAATAAACACCTGCCCGCTAAACTGCTCAATCGGCACCGTGGCTGATCTAACGACACTTTGAACATTGTCCCCACCTTGAGAGGGTGGCGCCGTATATCCCGAACCCGAGTTAACCATGGGCAGCATTGTTAAATTCAACGCGGGCGCATCAGCAGTGGAGCCTTCAAAGCTAAAGTCAGGGAGTATGCGGCGCACCAACATGAACTGATCCCCGTCCTCAAGGTCAAACTGAGCTGAGGTGAGTTTTGCAGTAATCGGCACTGGGGTTCCCGTCTCGTTGGAATCAACCCCCACTTCGTGTTGAACAAGATTGTTGTTGTATGTTGCGGCAAGGGGCACGTTACGAAGGTCTGCATCCAACCACGCAGAGCGCTGCAAGTCGCCGTGGTACCAGATATTTTGCACGTAGTTGTACACCACGTAGCGGTTAATCTGATTTGATCCGGTCGAACAATAGAACCACCATACCTCGTCAAAACGCTCCAACGTGCCGGCAATAACTTGCTCATACTGTGCAGTATTAAAATCGTCAAACACGTAACTTCGTAGCGAGCAGGATAGCTGTTTTACTGAACCGTCGTATACATAGAACCGGTCTTTACCCATCCAGTAAGCTGTGCTGCCTGAGTAAACGGCAGCGTTTTGACTAGCAATGGTAATGTTATCACCTAGCAGCGATGCTCCCCACACATCGGGCGCACCTAGATATTGCAAGCCATACAAAGCGGAGTCTGTCCACACCAGTATTTCCTGACGCGCTTGAATGCCGCAAACAATCTGAGTGCCGCTGGATAAGCGCAGGCTGCCCGCTTGATTGGTCGCAGCGGGGGTCCAGTTTATGGGGTTTTCTTGGTCTGACCAACGTATCAGCATAGGATCAAGCACGGAACTGCCGTAGTCGGTTGCTCCAAACGCAAGCACAAATCGAGATACGTCGGACACCAAGATGAAGTTTACCTTTTCAGGTACATCCGACGCCCCCGCTATTGCGGACACAAGCTCACCGCGCACGTTTACACTAAGACTGGCACTCCACAGGTATATCTCACCGCCGCGGTATGCAAATATTAAGTCTTCACCAAAGTTGGACTGACTCCACAAGCGAAGTGGCTGTACTGTCGCACCACCAACGCCAAAAAGACCGCTGCCAAACGGTCCCGCACTCCACCCCGTAAACGGCACGGCTATCTCACTTCCCGGGTGTATCTGGTAGTCCGCAGTAACGCTGCCTCCCCCACCAGCTACGCTGCTTGTTGCAGGCGAATCGGCCTCGATAGTGTAACTGTCGGCGTCAATGACAGTAATAGTATACTCACCATCCAGATCAAGGCCGCCCACTGCGGAAGACCCACTAAAGGTAACGAAATCTCCGTCAAGCGCCCCGTGAGCAACATCGTCCACCAGCACTGTTGAGGAGCCGTTTGTTGTGTTAAACGGATCAGTAAGTGATGAAGAGTCCCGTATTGGGGTAATGTCGTAGTACTCGCCGCCGCGTTCAATGTAGTACTTTATGTGCGTACCAACACTGACCAAGTTTTGACCTTGTAGTGTCGCCCAGTTAATCATGGAACGACACACGCCAAGGAAAGTCTCGCTAGACAAGCGTTGCCAACCGCCTATCTTTTGCGGATCACCTTCACGAAAACGAATTTTATCGCTTTCATACCAACCGCCCTCGTTAGCATAACGTGTACGCTCACGGTTTACCCCGGGCAAAAATGAAAGTTTTCGTATCATAAGGCTGAGACCTCAACACAACGGGGGTAAGACGTCTACTGCCCCGTCGTGTCAGCAGTTACATGGATCTGGCACGACGAACACCTTTGATGGCAGCACCCGCACCGCGAACACTGCCGCCTGCGCCGCCTTTCTTCGCCATGCCGCCTGCGGCGTAGCCTTTCTTGGCCATACCACCCGCAGCCATGCCCTTTTTAGCCATACCACCAGCGGCCATTTTACCTTTGCCATCTGCGGCAAATGCAGGCACTTTCTTGCCATCCTTCATGGTCATGGGCATTTTGCCGTCTTTATTAGCCGCACCACCGGCTGCATAGCCTTTCTTAGCCATCCCACCAGCGGCCATGCCTTTCTTAGCCATCCCACCAGCTGCCATCATCTTTGATCTCATCATTTCTTTTTCTCCACGTACAGGTTGTTGAAGGTTGTTTCAGGGTCCAGATATGAATCGTCTTGCTCGGCGCAGTGTATCCACTGACTGGGTTTAAA